GGGAAGGGTCAAACTTGAGTTGGATCAGGTCCCGGTGTTGACCGGCCTTATACAACATCCAGACATGCAGAGCACGGGGAGAACCCAGTTGCTCCAGGTAGTCGAGTATCAAAGCATCAGCGCTCTCAGGGGTGACCCTCGAGACGTAAGATGCCTTGCGCCGTCCTTTCATAAACGGCTTACTACTACGATGGTCCTCGCGGACCCTACCAGGGCGAAGCCCAAGCTGCTCATGGGACATGATAACTTTCGAAAGGAATTGAAGACTACTTGCTGCCGGCGTATAACGCCAGTGCAAGCACCGCTAGCCATACCGCGGAGGCCGTTGCGACCCCGTAGGAATAGCTAATCACATCAAACTCGATCACCATGCTGCTTCACGTTTAGTGATAGCATTCTGGAAATAAGTCGATGCCGTGAAATTCTTCACGAGCGCGGCAATGTTCTTCAACTCGACGTCAGTCGCCAGTTGATGAGCATAGACTTGGATTTCGCCAAGCGTGAAACGCTTCTGCACCGGATTACCGTTAAGGTCCGGTTCGGTGTAAGGGAGCGTGATCAAGTAGCGAAACTTCTCGATCGAGTTCCCGTTCACCGGCGTGTGCTGTTCTTCAACAGTCCACGCGGCCACCAGGTTAGCCTGGGCTGCGTCACGCCACACAGCAATGTCCTTACCTTGCGGTTGAGACCTTGCACCCTTCGGATCGAAGGTGTGGGCGACGGGAGTGGTTGCGCCATCATTGATGACGAGAGCGGTTTGAGCCGACATTATCGGACTCCTTCTGAGTAGTAGAACACAAAGTAAAATTATCTTAAACACACCTCGCACTGCGAGAATGCACCTAAAATAGCTCTTTATCACGTTATAAAGTACGTGATCAGCCTTTTCCTCGGAAGACGTTCCTCACAGTTTGTGAGAGCAAAGCAACTGCGGAAGTTGCCTGCTTAATGCCAAGATCTGCCCGAAAGGAAAGATCGCCCAATTTCGGGGTAGGAATACCCGTCATCGGTCGGCGTTGAACGTATAAAATCCTGACATTCGGTAATGTAACACTCGCAATCTTCCATCCAGCATTGTTAGCCTTCAAGTTAATGTTGCGATGGACACCTTCGGCTTTGAAACCATAGGAGCCACCAACGTGAGTGAAACGGAGAGGAATGTCAAGGGAACTAAGGTAGTTTCCGATTGGAATGAACCAATCTGCCACGAATGACAGAGTAAGCAAATTCCAAGCAGCGGAATAAGGGTTTGTTAAACCCAGTTTCCCAAGCAATTCAAGGTCTTTGACCTTAAATCGCCAAACTGCACTACCCGACAAACGCCACTCGGTGAGACCGGTGCCCGTGCAGAGCACGCCACCGAAACCCATAAGTGCGTTTGATTTAAAAGTCTCGATGTACTCCTTAGGCACCCGAGTCCTCACGGACGAGATGTAAGGAGCTTCACCACGACTTTGGAGGTCACTAAGTAGAGCAAAGGCGTCATCGACGTCTTTTAGGAACGGCATCCAGCCGTACGCATACTCTAACCAAGCACCGCTAACTGCTTTCGCAGGATCGCGACCGAAGTTTGAGTCAAACTTCCGCTTGGCACGACGAAAAGCCCTCTCACGAGGAATTTTCGCTGAAGGATGAAATAGCCTAATAAAACCGGCTATATTACCCTTCTTCAACGCAAGAATCATATTAACGATTCGATGCGCAGACTTAGTTACCATGCCCGCAGTTTCTTTCAGTTCTCCTAGGAAAACTGGAAGGCTCCACTCCGCTCCTTTTGCTTTTGACAGCAATCGGAAGTTGAGTTGAGTATCCGAGAACGGATTCGACGGTAGAGCAGGACTGTATTGATTGCACCGAAGTACAACCACATCAGTATGTGTCCAATCGCCGGCCGGATTCTGGAATCGGTATTCTAGCATGGCCTGACCGTACCCTATATTCCTCACGGAATATGTAAGAGTATTGTCAGGTAGAGTACCGCCCGCTTTAATGATAGCCCGGTAGTTAGGAGTTTTACTTCCCGACCGACTGGCCGAATACTGCGCATACTGAGTAACGTCAGTTGACGTCCAGCGCGTGTAGGTTGTGGTCTTTGTCGATGCCGAATAAACGGTGTCGAATCCGACCATCTCCACCACGTTCCGCATAGACGTTATACTAAAATTGCTCATGCGCGTACCTCATTAAAGCAAGAAACGAGACCAACACGAAGTTGCTCTTTGTAGGTGGAAACCACACTACGAAAAG